TCTTTACAGAAAAGAAATCTTCTTTATGTAACTCTGTATAACCCCTATAGAAAGTCTTTGAGATGCCCTCATAACGACGTTTCATTAACTTCTCAATACGTGCATCCTCTACAACATTAACAACATTTGGATTGATTTCATATTCTTTATACCACTCTTCATTCGGAGTATAGAGTGCATGTCCTACCTCATGACTTACTAACATATCAACAACATCTTCTGTTGTGTTTTCCCACATCGGTAGAGTCAATACTCGACTTACAATATTGAATGATGCAGTCTCAACTTTCTTGTGCTCAACAACAAGGTCTTCTGTTGCAAGTAACTTTGCTAATTGTGATTTGATTTCGTATTGGATGGTCATGAGGTCTTTGCTTGATATACTTCATTATACAAAGAAACCCTACCGTTGGCAGGGTTGAGTAGACACTTTAATAACTGTCTACGTCTCTCTCTTGCAGAACGTAGAGCTTGTGGTTTAAGTTTTCGTTTTTTCTCCTTCTTAGAGTGATGTTGCCAGTTAGGTGTGTTCATTGTTCGTAATGTTGAGAAGAACAAATCTTAGAAAATCCTTTGACTTTATCAAATTTAATTACATTTTCAAACTTATCATTTAAGTCAGACTTATGAGATATGACAAAAATATTTGCTCCCTTTATTATATATCTAATTATTTTTAAAAATTCATCTGTACCAAAACCATCAAGAGATGAATCAAATACCTCATCCATAATTAGAAGATTTGTATTTACTGAGTTCTTGACTCTTGCAACTTCTCTCCAAGTAAATAAAAGTGCCAAATCAATTCTCATCTTCTCACCCTCACTAAAAGATGCATAAGAGAAATCTTCATGGATAGGAGATTTTACAGTCTCTCTAAACTCTTCATCTAAAGTAAAATTTATATAAAAATCCATCAATTGCAGGTATCGATTTACCTGTTGATTGATAAATGGTAGATATTTTTTTATAATTTTTGTTTTAACACCATCATCTTTGAGTAGGGAATATGCAAAGTCGTGGTGATTTATATCTTCTCGATGAACTGAAAGTTCATCAATTGTATTTTTAAGATTGTCCTTAAACTCTTTTAGTTTTTCATGTTCAGTATTTCTGTTTTTAAATTGCTCGGTAGTAATTTGAATTTCTGATTCAAGATCTCTGATTTGTCTTTGGTTAAAAGAGATGCGAGTGTTATTTTGAGAAATGTCATTATTGAGTTTAGTAATCTCCTTTGATAATTTTTGGAACTGACGTTCTCGGTCTTGCTCTTTTTTGATGGTCTCTTCAAGGTCTTTATAACCTTTCTTAAGTTCCTTAGCTTTAGTTTGAACGTCAGTAATTCTATTTAAACGAAACTCTTCCTCTATTGGTTGAGTACATGTAGGGCATGATACATTATCCTTAAAAAACTTGTGTTCTTTAGTAAGGGTTGTTACTTTATTGGATAATTTACCCTTCAAATTGTTAAGCTTTAGTAACTTTTTTCCTGCACCTGTAACCTTTTCCTGATCCTCTATAAGTCCAGTTACCTCAAGTTCTAAATTCTCATTAGTTGAAACATAGTTATCAGTTTCTGTAATTAAACTATTAATCTTATCTTTACTGATTGTAATATCATTCTTACCTCTCTCCTCTAATTCTTTGATAAAATTCTTTTGCATTGTCATTTTATCTTTCAGATTATCTTTTTTAAGATCAAGAGATCTAATTTGTTCCCTCTTAACTCTGATTTTATCTTTTATTAAACTATTCATAGCCGAAAAAATTCTAATATCAAGTAAATCTTCGATAACTTCTCTACGATTAGTGCCACTCAACTGCATAAATGGAACAAATGTACTGCTACCTAGTATAACAATTTGTGTGAAGGATTTATAATTTACCTTTAGTATACTTTCTTCTAATATTTTTTGATTTGATCTATCATCTGCCTGTCGATGCATTAAATTCCCATCTATCTCAATATCAAATATATTTGGTTTCATCCCTCTTCGAACAATGTAGTCACGATTATTTACAGAAAAATCTAATTCAACAAGACAATCTCTTTCATTAACAGTATTCATCAACTGTGATTTGTTTATCTTACGAAAAGGTTTATTGAATAGAGCAAAGGTTAAAGCATCTAACATGGTTGACTTACCTGAACCATTAGTACCAATTATTAAGTTTGTGTTTTCTTGTAAAAAATTAATTTCATTCCAATAGTCACCAGTTGAAAGAAAATTTTTCCATTTTATAGTTTTAAAAGTTATCATTTTTTGGGTGGAATAACAATGTCATTAGGTGTAATTACTGCATACTTGTAATTGTTCATTTTACATGTTTTCAATGCAAGATCATCATCAATTTCAACAACGACCATTTCTTTTTGTTCATCTTCTTCTAACATCATAGCATATCGAGTCGCATCATCTTCATCTTCAAATAAAAACAAAACAAGATTTCCACGCCGATCATCTACAGCATATACTCCCTCTTCTTTTTTATTTTTGAGTGTTAAGAGATACATTACTCTACCTCGCAGGCTTGTCGATAAAGATCTTGAAAAATATTTTTGATAATATTCTTATCAAATTCAATATCAGATTCATCAATATAACGATTTAATATTGAAATTGTACTCTCCTCTTCCTCTATTTCAAAATTCTCACCTTCCTCTATTGCAAAATTTTCAATTATTTTTAAATCTTTAATTCCAGAAGAGTAAAGTTTGTCTACAAATTTTTCAAAGTTTTTAGGATCAGATTTTTTACGAACGATCAATTTAACAATTTTATTTTTATATTCAGTCGTATTAAATAATTTATAATTACTATCTTCATAATATACGTTATAGAATAATTTATAAGGATTGTTAACTGGAGTATGAGTGAGGTCATCCGTATCAAAGATATGAAATCCTCTTGTATCATTTACATCATTCCAATACATCTCATATGGATTACCTAAGTAATGTATCTTTCCGTTAGTTGATCTTGTATGAAAATGTCCAGAATAAACTACATCAAACTTATCGAATATATCAACATCCATTCCATTCTCCATCATATGACCACGAGTAGCTCTAAATCCGTTCAGTTCAAGATGACCCATTGCCACCTTACTTTTGGTTTCATTGATTAGATTAGTTGTATGCTCATAATTTTCAGAATTAATCCAAGGTAATAATAATATATCTAATCCATTTAAATTGACTTCAGTTGCTTTTGAAAAGGTTGATATATTTGAATAATCATTTAACAAAAGTTCTGGTGAATTTACATAGTTAGTATTTTTATAATAACAATCATGATTACCAGTGATTGCATACACTTTATACTTTCTCATTGGTTCAAAGACAACCTTCTTTGACCACTCCAAACTCTGATAATCGATTGATTTACGACTATCAAATATGTCTCCCATATGAATTATGGTATCTATGCCTTCCTTTTCTAAGGTAGGAAAGAATACGTTATCATAGAATAACTGAAAATACTCATGAAGAGATGTAGATCCCTTACGTGCACCGTAATGAGTATCTGTAATTATGGCAACTTTCATTCATCTCTCCATAAAATTTCATTGTCATTCGGGTTTGTGTAAAATTCTGACACAGATATACCTATAAAATGTAAAAGTATAATAAAAATAATTCCAATTAATCCTAATTTCATCGATTATTATTACGATATTGAATATTATCTTTAATAGTATTAAAATCAGAACTACTTCCTGACATTGCATTATCATCAACTGCCATAACTTCGTCAAATCCACTTCTTTCAATAATCTTTGTTTTAATATCTAATTGTTTCTTTTCTTTTTGAATTCTTCTAAGGAAAGCATAGTGTATAACCTGCGTAAAATAAGCAAAAGGATTTTTAGACTTCTCAGGATCAAAATTATGTATATACTGCACACAATTTTCAATTCCATCAGATATCATATCCTCACGGAACATGTAATTAACAAAGTTCGGTTTATACGACAAGTGTGTTGCGATCTTTAAGAAACAAGAACCAAGGTAGTTTGAAATGGGGGGTTTACCCTCCCACGGTCCTGACTTAGGTGGATCTTGATCATATTTCTTAATATATTCACTCTTAGCAATTAAAACCTTTGATCTATAAATTGTTATTGCTTGAAGTAATTCCTTGTTATTTACATAGTGTTCTGACTTTTTTCTGGGCATAACAATTTATTGTTTTCATATGAATATTATAACATATTTTAGATACTTGACAAGTAGTGTAAATATGTGTACAATAACCTTTGTAAGGTTTGAAAGCAATTAAAGTATTAATGGTTATTAAAAACAAAAAGATATCTTTTTTATTTCCAAAACTAGTTGTATCTGGTGATATTCAAAATTTTAAAGATATAAAGCAGGATTTGATAGATTGGATATATCAATTTAAAGAAAAAAATGCTGGAATTTCAAAAATATCTAACAAAGGTGGATGGCAAAGTGAATCAAAAAAAATATTTACGAGTGAGGGATTTGATAAATTTTCAAATTATATTGTACCATCAATTACAGAATTATTAAAAACTTATAAAATAAGTAAAGAGATAAGGATTGTTCAGATGTGGTTAAATATTAATGGACCTAATTCTTATAACGTTTGTCATAGACATCCTGGTTCTGATATATCAGGAGTTTTATGGGTAAAACAAACCCCAGAATCAGGTAGATTTGTTTTTGATAATATTGACAATTTTAATGAAATACTAAATGTGAGTATTGATCCATACTATTTAAAAGAAAAAGATATGTTACCAGAGATAGTTCCAGAATATAAAGATGGAACAATGATTTTGTTCCCATCTATGTTATCACATAGAGTAGAAATAAATGAAACTGATGAAGATAGAATATCTATATCTTTTAATTTAAAAATTACTTAATTCTCTTTGAGTTTGAATAATTTTTCTAGTTTCTTACGAGCTTCTTCAACCGAAGAAATGTAACCCATTTCATAATTTGGTTTCATCAAACCATTTTCTTTGTAAATAGGTTCCTCATCATTAATGTAATGGTTATATAAATTAATTAATTTTTTATCATTCGATTCTGTCATAGTAATGACTTTATCAAGTCTTATTATAAAAATATCCTCATTAGGTAATTCCATCCAAGGTTTGACTTTAACAAAAGTTCCACCTGGACTTACAACTGACCACATGATAACAGGATTTTGAAGAACAATCACAGTATCATCATCATTTTCATTATCCACAACGATAAGTGAGAAGATTTCTTCTCCTGAAACTAACTTGAGTATTGCGTAAAATTCTTCTCCCATTATTTTTTAAGTGGTATGTTGACTATATCATAATCAAAATTTTCTTCATTATAAATTTTTATTCTTTCAATTAAGTGGTTTAGAGTATAATTTTTTCGAGATTTATAACTAATGTCATCAGCAATGTCGTAAAGAGTTGCTCTCGTCTTCTGGTTTCCTTTTCTTAGAACTCTTCCGATTGACTGTAAATTACGTATTCTTGATTTTGAGGGGGATGCAAAAATTATATTGTGTAAATTTTTGATATTAATCCCAGTGGAAAAAGTCCCGTACGAGGCAACGATAATAGCATCATTCTCTTTTTCAGTGATTTCTCGAACTTTTTCCCTGTCCTCGGTTTCCACTCCACCATGAATAAAAAAGACATTTCGATTTTCAATAATGTTGTTACTATTTATCAAATTGTAAAGAGGTTCTCCGTGCTTTTCAACCCTTGCAAACAGTATCAAAGTATTGCCTTTGAGATCGAGTGCAAGGTTTTTAATGAAGTTATTCCGTTTTCCATGTCCAATTATATACTGAACTTCTTCTTCAAAATTTTCAAATTTATTCGGTGGGTGTTTCAACAAAAGCACGTTGATATCTAGTTTTGCAAGGTGCCCTTTCTTCATGAGCTCGTCAGTTTTAATGATCTTATAGGAAGGTCCGAACAATCCCTCAAGAACCCATTTATGAGTCTCACTTCCGTCTAATGTACCTGTAAATCCAAATCGATACTTTGCACTGTCAAGTTTTGACATTATAGATATTAATGACTTTGATTTAAACTGGTGCGCCTCATCCCCAATTACCACAGAGAATCTTTCAAAATACTTTCTGGGGAGTTTGTAGATTGATTGCCAAGTCGTAATGATAACTTGAGAGTCCGTCTCTCTTTCCTTACCTGCGTATACCTTATGGCAAAATGAACCCACATTCCAACCATAGTCTTCAAAATCTTTATACATCTGTTCTACTAACGATGTCGTCGGAACAACTATCAGAATATTTTTCTTATTTCCAACATAATATCGAACAATCGAATATATCATCAACGATTTACCCGAAGCAGTTGGAGATATCAATAATTTTCTATTATGTTTTAAAGCGTCGTATACTCCCTCGATTTGATAATCTCTAGGTTTAAATTTAGATATTGCATTCATATAGTCTTTGACACCCTCCGATGATATAAAATCATTGACTTCAAAGGGTAATCCATAATATTCACTATCAATAAACTCATAAGTATAACTATGATCTTTACAGAATTGTATAATTCGATCTAATAGTCCAACGTATATTTCTCCCTTCTGCGTGTTAAACAGTCTTATCTTACCGTCCCAATATTTCTTCTTATATGCTGGTGAAAACTTTGCATTTGGAATATCAAAGGTGAATTGATCCGACAACTCATAATAGATATGAGGTTCTGCATTTATTTTTAGATAGACCTCATTCTTCTTTGATATAATCAAATGTGACATAAAATATGCTCATCTGATTTTATTTAGTTATGTAAATCCAGACTGAAAACGATGCCATTCGATAGCATTTTTAATCTGATAAGTGCGATTTGATATGATGCGTATTATTTCTTCCAGAAACTTAAGAGTTGTGTCGTAATATCTTATCTTTAAATCTATCTTAGTTAACCTCTCATCGGCATCTAGATGCCTCTGTATGGCATCCTTTTCTCTAACCTTATACGGAAATGGTTCTTCTTCATAAACTTTAGGATCTGCCTTTCCTGTGTAGTAATTATATCTTTCTAATTTAATCTTTGCTTTTTGATCTTTTGCTTTCTCGCGCATCAAAGTAATGGTATTATAGACAGTATAATACTTTGCGTGTAACTGAGGTATTTTTAGTGACTCATCATGTAGGTTATCAGGATCAATGGTTGCATCACGCTCCCACATCTCCTGAATTTCATCAAGATTCATAAAGGAGTTCTTCCGTCGGGTTTAACTATATTATACACTGTATATCGAAAAATTGCATCTGCTGTAAAGTAATTGACATCTGTTTCTGTTGCTTCAAATTCGAGAGATGATAAACTGATTGGAAATAGATCAAAGAACTTAACGATTGCTGTTGTATTAAAATTACTATTCAGTATGTGTAGATTACCATCACTAAAAATTATTTCTCTATCTCTCTGTCCATCTTCATTTGTAGTTGCCTTTTTAAACTGTTCTGTTGTTTCTGGATATCCAAGTCCTGTCAACCAATTATGTATTGACATGTAGTTTTCCATATTCTCATCAACCAAGAATCGAAGAGAAAATTCACCATACTGTAACTTATCACCAGGTATATCAATATCCTTTAGGTAACTTGGTTGTAATGCTGTGCCAAGAGATATCTCAGGAATACGACTTGAGTTTGAGAAGAATGTTACTTTTGGTGTTTTTGATAACGTAAATTTAAATCCAATTGGAGATAAAAAATTACGATTCTCAATTTGATTGGAATAAATTCTTGCCATTATTCTTCGACTACTGTGCTATTTTTAAACCAAGATGGTGTGTATGTATACGTTTTATCACCAATAGTACGACTTACAGTCATTGCTTTTTGAGCATTTGCATCCGATTCATTTGCATATACTTTACGATTTTCATAGAGATTAGTCCATTTATTATCTCCAGCATAATATTCAGCACCACTTGTTGGCACTGCAGTTCCCAAAACACTTGTTTTTTTGATATGATAAGGCATTATTAGTTCTCCTTTTTATTAAAACTTGGCAATTGACCTTGACTTTTATTTAATTTAACTGATTGATGTTTGTTGAATATTGGTGTAGATCTTTTTACTGAATCCTTCACCTTTTCCCTAGTTGATTCTAATTCACTTTTTGCTTTAATTTTTTGTGTTTCAAATCTTTTTTTGGCGGTTTCAGACCTGTCCTCTTTTGATTTTTCATCAGCAGAGTCTACATCCTCCATAAATTTGCGAAAATGTTTCATCAGTTTTTTAACTATTTAGAATCTTTTTCAAGATGCTTAATTCGTTTTTTAATAATTTTTGCGTAAGTTACTTCTGCTTCTGTGTAATACTCTGGACAACATTTTGCAATTCTAATTATTTTTTTAGCTGCTTTCTTATCTTTCATATGAGTATTTATACACAAAAAAAAGACCCCCGAAGGAGTCTTTTAGAAATATGTAATTGAATATTACATAAGGTTGTTAACAGTAACTCTTCTGTAGTATCTGTTTAAGTTAGTTTTGAGTTTACCAAGACCTGCAGTAGTACCTTCAGCAAATGGGTTTGCAACGATACCATATCTGGTCTTAAAGCCAATTTTTGGCTGGAAGCTGTTTTCCCCGACAGCACGAACCATCTGTAGTGGAACGTATGGACAATAGAACAGTCCTGCATCATAAGGTGATGTACCTTTGTATCCTATAACATAGTACTGGGTATTTGATACATTAGATGAGAATGGGTCGATGTATACTCTGTACTTACCTTGAAGAACACCAGCAAATGTATTACCTGTGTCATCAACGTTTAGACCTGCATTAAGTGCAGGAGTGTAGTCAAGTACACCAGCCATTGTTAATGCAGAAGCAACGTCAGCAGAGCAAACGATCATGTTGCCCTTTCCTCTACGAGTTTCCTGTGCAATTGCGTTGGCATCTCTTTCTATCTGGAAGATAAGTCCTTTGAACTTCTCAACTGACCATCTACCGTTTGAGTCGATGTCAAGGTCGAATGTACCAGTAGTTGCTACATTATTTTGAGCACCTGGTTTAGCAACCTTGTAGATTGTTCTGATAACTTCTCTGTTGATTTCAGCAAGTATTTCTGTTGAAAGAATATTTGCTAATTCTGCTTCAGCGTTTAGACCGTGAATTGCCTTAAGGTCTTGAGCAAGTTCTAAACTGTACTCTGCCTTTAGTGCTCTGGACTTCGCAGTAACAGTGACCTTCTCGATTGAGAATGCCATTTCGTTGAAAGCTGGTGAGCTGTCTGTGCCGAGTGCTTCAGACTTCTCGGTATCCATACCTTGACCAACTTTGTAACCTGCCTGACCTGATGGGTTAAGTGTGTCTGGGTTAGATGCTTGGGTTCCACCTGTTGTACCTAAACCAACGGATACACCCTCGGATCCTGCTACGTATCCACTACCAACGTCAGTTGTGTTACCACCAGAACTAACTGCAGAGAATGCTGTGTCTGCTTCATCGAATAGTGCTTCGTCTCCATCCATAGTCTTGAACTTGGATCTCATTGCGAAGATTAAACCAGTAGGTCCAGTCATTGGTTGAACACCAGCTAGGTCATATGCGACCAAGTTAGGCATTGAACGACGGATTAAACTGATTAGAACAGGGTCGAAACCTGCTACTGGTGCGTTTGCTCCAGCAGAGAAACCTGCTGTTGCACCTGATGAACCTGTGCTGTTTGTTGGCACAGCTTCTGAAAGAAACTCTCTTTCTTCTCTAATTGCTGTCTCTTGGTTCTCCAAAAGTTGTGCGGTAACCATTCTCTTATGATTATCCTTGATTGGCTCTAGACCTTCGTAATCAAGTAATGGTGCCCACTTCTTCTGCAGATGCTCGTGATTAATAGGAGCTTGCATTGAAATTTACCTCTTTAAAAGTTTAGTTTGAATTTATGATATAAAAATCATTTTTTAGAAACTTTACTTAAAACTTGAAGATAAGATTCCATCATACCAGTGACTGCTGGTTCTTGATGACCTGTTTCTGTACCTTCAGTTAATGTCTCAGTTTCGTTTCTTTGAACACTAGATCCATTAGTTGGGAAATAAGACTCCCTTAATGTTACTAGTTTCTCACGGTATGTGTCTTCACTATCAAACTCAACATTCTCTGCAAGTTTTGCCAACTTGTCTTTCTGTGTTACAGCAAGACCTTCTGTGACATCTGCAAAGATTACATCAGAAGTAGATTCTGACAATCTCTTTGTAAGAGTGATGTTTTTATTGATTTGCTCGTTGAGTTTTCCTTCCATTTCATCAAGTTTATCTACCATATTATTGAGTACATCGTATTTGTCTTCAGGGATTGTTACATAATGTTCTTCAAATAGACTCTTCATTCCTGTAAGGAATGATTCTGTCATTTCTGTTTTAAGTCCTGCTTCAACTGCGAGTTGATTTTCGGACATCCATTCATCGGCAACATACTCAAGGTATGCGTCGATTCTTTCTGTTAATTCTGATTTAACGGTAGCAACTTCTTCTACAATAGTTGCTTCGTATTGTTCTTGAAGTTCTGATTTAACTTCTGCAATTTTAGATCTAATCGCAGCTTCGAAGATTGTTTTTGCTTTCTCTTGGAACTCTTCAGATAATTCCTCACCTTCTAAAAGTGCCTCGATATCTTCGTCAACATTGACGATAGTTTCGGTAACAACTTCCTCTTCTGTTTCTTCCTCTTCGGCAACAACTTCAGATTCTTCAGATGCAACAGGTTCTTCTGCTACAACTTCTTCCTCTTCAGTAACAGCAGGTTCTTCTGCTACTACTTCACCTTCGATTTCTGTTTCTTCCTCTTTCATGCCTGATGATTTCATAGGCTCTGCTGGTTTTGCACCTTTATTAACAATATCTTTAACTTGCTTAAGGATTGCACCAGCATCTTTGAGTTTTGCTGAATCGTCGTCTGGTTTATAGTTTTCTGGTGTAGGACCGCCTAGATCTTCTACTGTTGGTGGTGTTCCACCTGTGGTAAGCTTCTGCATTGGTTCTGCAGGTTGAGCTCCTTTGGTTACTACGTTTTCCATGTTGTGTAAATTGTTGCCTTTTCGGAGATTTTTCTATATTTATTTATAGAACTTATAGATTTGATAAGAAATCACTGAATAAATTAAGTTTATGCTCTTCCAATCTACCTTGATCTACAAGAGTATTGATTCTTTTTTTAGTGATTGTTGCTTGTTGTTCACGAAGAATTCCTCCTTCCCAAACCCACTCTTTTCCTTCCATAATTCCAGATACAAATGCATCAGGAGCAGAAGGATCTGCAACGATATCTGCAGCAGTTGCTAACATAAAATCTTCACCAACCACTTTGCATCCATCACGATCTTCTTTTAATGATCCAACACCACGAGAGGAAACTCCGAGTGTTACACCCTCACCAATAAGTGACTTTGCAATCTTACCCATTGGTGTATCAAGAAGTTGTGCCTTACCCATAAAATTATTTCCTTCTTGACGAAGAGATGTAATCTTATGAGAAACACGATCTAGATTCACAGTCGG